TACAACCACTCGTCGATGGTTGCAGCTTCCCAGATTGGGTAGAAGTGAAGACCGATTGCGTTGCTTGACGGGACGATTGCTCCCGAGATGATGTTGTTTCCATAGAGTAGAGATCCGGCTACGGGTTCACGTATGCCATCAATATCAACTGGAGGAGCCGCAATAAACGCAATGATGAATGCTGTTGTTGCTGTTAGTAGTGCAGGGATCATAAGGACACCGAACCAACCAACGTAAAGTCGGTTGTCGGTACTTGTTGTCCAGTCACAAAAACGCTCCCAGTTGTTAATTGGTTTTGTTAATGTTACTGTTGCCATTTAAAAAATGCCAGGGATTATTTGTCCAGTTATTATGTATGAACCAAGGGCGGCAACAAAACCTAGCATAGCTAGTTGACCGTTAACACGTTCAGCATTGTCAAAGTAATCAGCTTGGATTACTCTAACCTGTGGTTCAGTTGCGAATCTGTTTTGTCTGTTGCCTGGTTCAGTTGTAGTTGTCATTAATAAGAAGAGTAAGAGTGCGTAGTGGCAGAGTACGATCTGCTTCGGGTCCGCCGCTAGTCTTACATATTATCTATCATTTCTTGCAGTCGTTTGTTATGTGACTGTCTATGTTTCTTTGCTCCTGGGTCTTTTTTCATTTTATCCCAAAGAGTTTCTTTCTTCTTCTTTTTCTTTTTCTTTTCCTGCTCTTTTATATAGTCAGGACCGTGAGTATAATGCGAAGGCATTAGGTTGACTCCGCTCCAGCTACAGTACCGTCAGCAGTATTACCTACCACCTTACTGCACTGTGCTGCTTGTGCTGCTGTTGTACCGTTGTCATTATAAGGTATGAACCAACGGTCACCAGTTGCATTGACTTTGTATTTTACCACCATGGCATTTGCACGTGCCGATGGGTCATAAGCTTTTGACATAATTAAAATTGTACGTTAGAACGTTCTAGTTTATCGTATAGATCTTGTCTATATGCAGGTCCCTCGTACCCTTCTTGAGCTTCATACTCTGCTCTTAATCCAGCCACCGCTATCTGTATTGATGTTGCGTTACCTCTATCGATGATGTCATTGAAGGCATCTAGTTTAGATTCATCTAAGTTATCACCTGCCCAGCTAGTGAGTCGGTTGTACTCTGCTTCACCTCCAGCTGAGTTATAAACTGTGTTCATCTCAGCATCAGTTAAGTCAGGAGAATATCCACCTGAATCTATATCTGGGTTCTGTTCTCTGATAGCCATGTATGCATTCACAAGATCTGAACTAGACATCTCAGTAAACTTATCCATAGTCTCCTGAGATAGTTGCCCTTCATTCTCATAGTATTCTTGTGATGCATCTGTTATCAGTTGAGCTCCAGCTACTGTAGCTTCATCGTAATACTCATCTTCATCTAAGGTAGTATCCTCTACCTCGTCATCATCGTTAGAGCCAAGCTTCTTTTGTAGCTCAAGGTATGCTTGTTCTAGTTCTTCAGCATTCTCATACTTACCAGCATATAAAGCTGCTTCTTCTTGACCTAATCTATCAGCGGTTTCTAACGCCTCTTGCTCTGCTTCATTAAATTCTGGAGCATCAGCTGGGGTTGGATCATACGTTAGTTTTTCCGTCATCTTTTACTCCTTTAGCGGTGGTTACTTTTAAGTTACCTAAGCCAACTGTTGTTACAAACTCAGGGTCAGCACCTATTAAAGGTTTAGCTGCTATCTGTGTTGGCTTAGCTACTTCGTTTTCATCTACGAGTGGTTCAGGTTTACTGACCTTGGGGAGGGGTTTCTTCCGCACCTTCTGCGGGCGGCTCGCCTTGGTTGTTGCCATTTGTTAATCGATCTTTTTGTTCTTGAATTAGTTCGCCAGCTGCTTCATTCTTACTTGGGTCCATCATTGGAGAGCTTGCAAGTTGACCAGCTTGCTTCAATAACATTTGCTGTTGCATCTGTTGCTGTTGCTGCTGTGCTTCTTGAGCCATAGTCTCAGGTGTCTTAACTAGGTTAAGAGCATCTATACCTTGAGCCGCTGCGAGTCGTTTAACATACTCACCTGGGTCAAGGAACTTAGCCATGATCTCTGGTCCCATAGTTTGTGCAAGAGTCTGTGCGAATTGTACTAAACTCTGCTGGTCTTGTCCTCTACCTAGTGCATTAACACCTGCTATAATCTCTGGACGTACCAGATCTTTAGGAATCTTAGGGAGTTCCTTATTACGTTGCAAGATATGTAATGTTCTATCGAGATAGGGTACTAAGAACTCAACAGTTAACAAGGAGAATAAACCTCCAAGCTGTTGTTCTAATTCCATCTGCGTGAGGCGTACCTCTTCTGCAGTAGTTCTCTCACTTTGTCTGACTTGTAGTACAAGGAATGCTTCACTGATTCTACGCTCAAGTGCATTCATTTGTTCTTGTGCCGTCCTGAAGTCAGCTGTTTTACCTACCTGTACAACACCTACATCATCAGGTCTACCCTGAACGATTGCACCGTTGCCAGCATCGGCTATAGTCTTTGGTT